GGAATAAGGAAATACATTGAAATAAAAACAACATCAAATTCTTACAATATGTCATTGATGGTGAGTCAAGCCATTAGTCAACACAAAGGATTGGCTGAAATAATAGTTGTTTCACCAACTGAGATAAAGTATAATGTTAGTATAACAGATGATGAGATAATAGATTGTTTTAATATAATTGATTCAAAAGAAGATGTTAACTTTATTTTAGCTTCAATGCCAAATTTTCATAGTAGTGACAAGCTTGATAGCTTAGATGCAAAAAATACTTTCAAAAATTTTGAAAGAAAAGGAAGTATGAAAGTTCCAGGAGAAGAATGGTATCAAATAGATTCTTGTTATAGAAACTATTGTAGAGGTTTGCATGGCTTTGAAAGATCTTCTGATGAAGTAGTCGCTTCAAAGCTTGTTATGGAATATAGAGATGAAAAATTTTCTCATGATTTTGAGAAAGAAGTAGATCATGTTGTTGATTATATTGAAACTTGGAAAAATTTCCAGTCAAATGGCTCATTATTAGGATGGCGAACAGATCCTAAAAGAGTTGGTAGAATACCTCTGTTGTTCCCTGTTGGAGCAAAAAGATTCAACGATGTGAAGAAAGACAAAAGTGAAACTGAAAATATGACATTAAAAACTTTAATTTTAATATTTAATGATGCTGTTGATACATTCAATAAAGATAAAAAAGAAATAAATTATGAGGAAGAATTGAAAAATAGCAAAAGAGAAGTGCATCTAAATCTTTCTAGCATAGATATTCCAGAAGGAAATATAGTAGATACTCATAAAGCTTACAGAGAATTCTTGAAAGATGAATTAGAAATAAGTGATGATAAATCAAAATTATTTCTTTTTTCAAATAAAAATTATCCAAAGTTTGCCTTAGAGAATTTAAAATCAAGAGGAGTTTTTAAGAACACAAATAACAAATATAGAATGAGTAAAGAATTTTTGTTTCAAGAAGAAAATAGGGAAAGAAGATCAAGAATGCCTTACAGCTATAATCTTGACGTGACTGATATTACAGATTTTATAGGATCAGAAGAACCCTGGGAAATTTGCTCTAGATTGATAAATAATGATCTTTGGCAAAACTTAGTTAGATTAAGTACTAGCACATATGAAAACACCAATTATGGAAGTTACAATGCAAGTGAAAGGATATGGAATACTTTAGCTTCAACAAATTTAGGTCAAGGATGTATGGCTATGACAATAATAGCTCATAATATTTTGAATATGATGAATAAGAAAATGAAAAAGTCTTTCCTTGTAAATCATATAAGAGAAATAGGAATAACAATAGTTCAGAAGTTTTCAAGCTCTGATCAAACATCTGTTGCTTTAAGAATTGATAAAAGAATGTGGAGACTAGCAGACGAAAAAGTTTTTGGTGATTATTCTATAATGGAAACTGAAGATTTCATATATATGAATTTTGAAACATTTAACAGAGAGACTATAGTTGATCTAATTGGATTAGAATCAAAAACATTCCCTCTAGTTTCGTTATTTTGTGAAGATTTTATGATAATTCCAGATGAATTATTTAGAAGTCCAACTACTCAGATAGGATGTAGAGTTAAAAAATGCGTGATTTTCTCTCTTCTTGTAATGTTAGAATCGCATCATGAAACAAGCACTTGTTTAACATTTGTTAGATACATGTATAACAGAGTTGTGTGTTCAAACAATAAGAAACCTGGGAGTTTTTCATCTTTACCTAAGATGAAGAATTTTCCTAGAAAAAGATTGTTAGTGTGGATAATGAGAAATCTTTTCCAAGCTTTCAATATAATGGAAAGCTCAAATGGAACACCAACAATAACAAATAATGATTTTAATGAGTTATTAACTGATGATTCAGACGCTGGCTCTGTGAAAGATCAGTTTGAGAATTTAATATCTTTTATTGACTTCGAACCCATAAACAATTTTTCTACTGTGATCAATCACATGTATTTCGGTCATTTGATTTTGGTGAGAGAAGGAGTTAAATCAAAGTCAGATCTTCAAATATTAGCTAAAACAATAAGAGAGGAAGAGAATTTCAAAAATAAATATAGCAAGAATTCTAAACTTGATCCTACATTAGATCCAAAATATCAAGAGAAATTTGATTTCTTAAGAAAATGTGGAGCTAGTGTTGAAAGAGCAAATTTAGAGATTAAAATGAAATCTGGTATGTCAATGTCTGAAGAAGGATCAAATGGAAAACATCAATTTGATGATTTAATATATGATTCTGCTTTAAGCAATGCAATGGAAATTTTAATGAGCAGATATAAGTTTGAGAATAGGAAAGATATGATGGAGTTCATAAGCAATAAATGCTACAAAGAATTCACAAAGATAGATTTTTCAGAGTTTGCAACAATGAAATCATCGACAGTAGGAGAGGGAATAAATAATACAAGAGGTAGAGTCATATCTCGATTCTTTGAGAAATGTGTTCCATTATTTATAGACACTAATTATTCTGTTTACTCAAAAATAAATCTTATATTAGAATATGCGCATAATTTTGGAGGATTGAGAGTTTCTCTTTTTAAGAAGAAACAGGTTGGAGATGTTAGAGAAATACTCATAATTGAGATATTTGATAGAATAGTACAAAGATTTGTTGAATGTGTTTCAAGGGTTATATGTTCAATGTTTGAAGAAGAAATGTTAACTAAAGGATCAATGAAATCATCTTATACTTTAGCTCATAGAACAAAAGTTCTTAATGCTAAGAAAATGAGCCCAGACGATGAAGTTTACACATCTGCAGATTCATTAGATGCTTCTACTTGGTGTCAAAACTTCATGATGAGACAATTT